TTGCAAATGCAAATACTGCGGAGCGACATGGGCACAGGCTCAAAGCTTCGTTGGTGATAATGTTACTACGCCCGTAGTAACTAGGCCCGAAATTCCATTGCAAGCGAACGCGAATGGCTTACCGTTAGGTCATGTCGCAGACCGCAACATTACTGAACCAAATCGAAGCAGCGATCATCGCCTTGCTAACGGGCGGGGCGTCGTCGTATTCAATCGGTAATAGGTCTGTTACTAAGCTTGACCTTGGCGAGCTAATGGCACAGCGGGACATGCTTACCCGCCAACTAGCCAGAGAAAACGGCACCGCGATCCGGCTTGGCCGAATGTCGAGGGTCAGCCGATGATCGGGCGAACTCTTGACCGTGCCATTTCTGTTATTGCCCCGCGATGGGCTTTACGCCGGGCACATGCTCGAAAACTGTTCGAGCGATCTTATCAGGGCGGAGAAAACAACCGCCTCAACTCTAACAAGCGGCCTAAAAATCAATCGGCCGACCAAGAACTGCTAGGCCCGCAGGGTGCTGACTCTTTAAGAGCCTGGGCAAGAGCATTGGTTCGCGATAACGCCTACGCTTGGGGCGTAGTCGATACGATCGTCTCAAGCGTTGTCGGCTGCGGCATCAAAGCACAAAGCACGCTTGAAACGCCGATTGGTGAAGACGTTGAAAACGTTAATGAGATCCGCGACAAAGCTTGGCAAGATTGGTCGGAAGTGTGCGACGTTAACGGGTTGCACACGTTCGAAGAAATGCAGGCACTTTGTCAACGTGAAATCGTTGAAGCTGGCGAAGTGCTGTTGAAGATTGTCAGAACCAAAGAAAAAGAGTTTCGCGGCATCACAAGGCCGGTGCCGCTTGCTCTTGAGCTTATCGAAGCGGATCGACTGGCGACGGATAAAGACCAATACTTGGCACGCAACAGCGATCAGAACCGCATTATTCGCGGCGTCGAAATTGATGACCTCGGCAAGCCTATTGCCTATTGGATTTATCCAGAGCACCCGAACAGCCCATACGTTTTGAGGCGAACGCCCCAGCGTATTCCGGCTGAACAAATCATTCACCTATATCGACGCGACCGCATAGGCCAGAGCCGCGGCGTATCGTGGTTTGCGCCAGCGATGCAATGGCTACGCGACTTAGGCGTCTACGTCGATAACGAACTGCAAGCGTCCGCGGTTGCGTCGTGCTTTACGATGGCAATCAAGACCGAGACGCCGATCAACTCTTTGACCGATCCAGACGGTGGCGACACCTCGGATAAGTCAGGAAACCAGTACGACTATTTGCAGCCCGGCATGATTATGCACCTCGGGCCGAATGAGTCTATTGAGTCGGCTAATCCAGGCAGGCCAAACGCAAACGCAGGCCCGTGGATCGAATTGATTCTGCGCGGTATCGCGGTTGGAACTGGATTGTCTTACGAGGTAGTCGCCCGCGATTACTCAAAGACAAATTACAGCAGCAGCAGAACGAGCCAACTAGAAGACCGGCGGCGTTTTCGTTGCTGGCAACAATACTTGCGGAATCACCTTTGCCAACCGATTTGGAACGCATTCTGCGAACAAGCGGCATCGGCTGGTGTTTTCGGATTTCCGACCGCGGTTGAACTGCTTGACGATCGCAACACGGCCGCGCCGGTCGAGTGGCAAATGCCCGATTGGGAATGGGTCGATCCGAGCGTTGAGCAGCAAACCGCTCAAGCTTCGATCAATGCCTACATGAGCGATTATCAAACGGAACTTGGTGCCCGCGGCAAGTCGTGGAAAAACGTCTTTTATCAGCGAGCCAAAGAAGATCGGTTGCGTCGTCAGCTTGGTCTATTGACGCCGGCCGAACAGCAATTGGCAATGGTTAACGCAAACCAGAACCCGCAAGGACAACAGCCGCCGCAAACGGGCTCGGGTGAGATGCAGGGTATGGGCCGCTTGGCGTTTAAGAACGCAACCAAAGCCATCACCGACGTTCTGACCGAGATGGCAAGCGGAGCGATCAGCGAGGCCAGAGCAAAAGTTTTGTTGTCCGCTCAAGGGCTATCCGAAGCAAACGTGCAACTGTTGATTGATGACGCAAGAGATGGAAGTGTAAGCCAAGAAACGCTACAAGCAGCGGAGGCAAGCCAGTGAGCACTAAGGGCAAATTGCCGCCGGTCAAGGCCGAGTCGCTTGTGATGCGATCGCTTGTCATTCGTGCCGAAGGACAGACACTTCGCGTCGTCACGGCTACAGAGTCGCCGGTGATGCGATACGACGAAAGCCGCGGCATGACGGTTGCTGAAGTGCTAGAGATGGACGGCATTGAAATGAGGGCCGGCCAAACGCAGATCCCGATCGTTGATAGTCATGACGAATCGACGGTGCGAAACATTTTCGGCAGCCTTCGGAACCTTTCGATCAATGGCGATGAGTTCGGCGGAGTGCCTTACTTTGCAAGCGACCCGGACAGCCAAGCTGCAGAGGCAAAGCTTCGCGACGGGCACCTTACCGACTTTTCGATCACAGCAATACCGCGGGAAGTTTTGACGACCGAACGCGGCCAAAAGTACACGACGCCGAGAGGCACAGTGGTTGACGGTCCGGCGAATATCGTTACGCGATGGACGCCGATAAATGCGAGTCTCGTGGCTACCGGAGCGGACGAGCGAAGCACGGTTCGGCGATCTTACACCGCCGCGAATAAAGAGGTTAAACGAATGGACGAAACGTTACTGGCACAATTGGCCGCGATGGGAATGCCTGAGGGCATGACCGATCCAAATCAGATTCTTGCTTGGGTTGTCGGCAAGATGGGATCCGCGACGCCGGCCGAATCGGTCGAAATGCCAGAGCCGATGGAGTCGGCATCGGCAGCAATGGCCGAAGAGCCAAAGCCCGAAGAGGTTGTTTTGGAAAACGCGATGGACGAAACCAAGCGATCGCAAGACGCATCCGAACAGATCAAACGAGCGTTGGCGGCCGATCAGTCGCGACGTAAGGAAATCACCAGCCTTTGCACACTTCACCGCATTGACCGAGCGTTTGCGGACGAATTGTGCGATGGTTTTGTTTCGCTTGACGACGCTCGGAAAAGGATTCTTGAACGTATGGCAACTCAGCCCGTCGGCCAGACCGCCGAATCGGCCCGCGTCGTCGGGTCTGAACAAGACCGCGTTACCGATGCCATCGGTGGCGGATTGATTCTACGAGCGTTAAATGCGGCCCGCGTCAGCAAAGCATCAGCCAAGGTCGCCGAGCAATCGCAAGAGTTTTCGCGAATGCCGATTGTTCGGACTGCGGAAATCCTCCTTCGTTCGTATGGTGTCAACACCGATCGAATGACGCCGAAAGACATCGCACAGGTTGCAATGGGCAACCGTGAGGCATCGCGACGGTTTGGTATCGAGCGAACAGCCTACCACACGACCGGGGCCTTCCCGAACTTGCTTGCGGACGTCGCGAACAAGACGCTTCTGGCGGCCTATGACGAGGCCCCTTACACCTGGAGCATCTGGGCGCGACAAGGCGCGAGCGTTACGGACTTCAAGCAGATCAACCGAATTCGGTTCAGCGAGTCACCAGACCCGGAAATCGTTCCGGAGCGTCAGCCGTACCCAGAAAAGCGCATGAGCGATTCGAAAGAATCGTACACCGTCGAAAAGTACGGTGCCATGTTTACGGTTTCCTGGGAGACGGTCGTTAATGACGACCTGGACGCGATCAGCCGAGTACCGGCGATGCACGGCAACGCGATGCGACGCAAACAGAACAAAGTCGTTTACGGCGTGCTAACCGCAAACGACGTGTTGAGCGATAACGTCGCGTTGTTCAACTCGACTCACGCCAACGTTTCAAGCGGAGCCGGTGCCCCTTCGGTGTCGACTCTTAACGCTGGATTCTTGGCGATGGCAAAGCAGACCGGCCTATCGTCGGATGCGGTGCTAAACCTGACGCCGCGGTACTTGATTGTGCCGCAAGCCTACGCCGCTACCGCGATGGAGCTTTTGAACTCTACCGCGAATCCCGCGGTCGGTGGTTCGGCTGTTGGCTCAAGCGGCGTGGCTAACATCTACAACATGGCCGGCGGTCGGCAGTTGACGATGGTTGCTGATGCCAACCTTGACCTCAACAGTTCGACGATTTGGTATCTGGCGGCCGATCCGGCACAGATCGACACGGTGGAAATCTCCTTCCTTGAAGGCGAAGAGTCACCGGTGCTTGAGCAAGAATGGGACTTCGACCGCGATTGCTACAAGTACAAGATTCGCCAGACGTTCGGGGCCAAGGCGATCGACT